ATCAGAGATTCAATCAGTTACCAAAATCAGAGAAAGTAACTGGATGTATCCAAGTGTTACTACAATACTTGGAATCATTCCAAATACGTTTATAGATATTTGGAAAGTTAAACGAGCAATAGAACTTAAAGGAAATGATCCAGAGTTAGATTACGAGGCGATTGTTCAGATCATGTGGGGTCAACCAATATGTCCCGCCATCGGAAAGAAAATAGCATCGTCGGATTTTGGAACTGCGGGTCACGACAGAGTAGAGAAGTTAATTAATGCTTACCTTGATGGCGAAGAATTAGAACCAGATCCCTATGATGAATTTGCTAAGCCAGTTGTTGAGTATATTCTCGACAATGACTTTGAGCCAGTTGCGACGGAAGAACTTATTTCTTGTCACAAAATGAAGATAGCAGGGCGGTTAGACCTGGTTGCAAAAAAAGCGGGAAAAATATGTTTACTTGATTACAAGTTTAGAGATTTAACAGGCAGAGATGCAGGCAAATTTTATGATAAAGATTGCTACCAGTTGGCGATTGAATCGTATATGTATATGAATAGCAGTGGTTTAAACTACAAGCCAGATATATATTCAGTATGTATTTGCAACGCGACCGGGCGAGTCTTCGTAAAAAAATGGACTTCGATGATGCTTGACAGGGGCATTTTTAAAGCCCAAGCTGCTCGAGATTTTTACTTCAAAGAAAACCTATTAATGGAACATTTAATATGAAAATAAATACAAAAGACACAGACATAAATAACATAATGCAGGCGGTATCGTTTGCATTGGTAAACGCAAGAGAGCACAAGACTGGCTCTTTTTGGGGAGTCAACGAAGACTCTTGGAGAAATCATCTAGAAGATTTAGCTCGAATTAAACTAGAGTTAAAAACTGGGGCAGAGGTAATATTAAAAAATGAGGAGGGAACTTAATGTGGATACTACCAAAGCAATTACACACCTCAGCCTATGTAGCGGATACGAAGGAATTGGGCGTGGACTCCGAAGCGTTCTCCCAAATTTGCGAGAAATCGCTTACGTGGAGAGGGAAGGATTCCCTATCGCCAACTTGGTTGCGAAGATGGAACAGGGTTCCTTGGATCAAGCTCCTATCTACACGGACGTTAAAACCTTCCCATACAGAAAGTTTCGAGGATGCGTTGATATCCTCTCTGGCGGGTTCCCATGTCAGCCATTCTCAGCTGCTGGACAGCGTAAAGCAACTGAAGACCCAAGACATTTGTTCCCATACATCAGAGACGGAATCCGAGAATGCCAACCTAGAATTGTTTTCCTCGAAAACGTCGCAGGAATTATATCAGCCAAAACAGCCGACGGAGAATCTGTTCTCCAATATGTCCTCCGAGAGTTGGAAGGATTGGGTTATAGAACAACGGCAGGAGTATTCTCAGCGGAAGAAGTTGGAGCACCACATCAGAGAAAAAGGGTCTACATCATGGGCTACGCCACAAGTAGCAGATGCTCAGAGAGCAGAGATGGTGAGAACTCCCGAGCAACTAGCCAAGGCAAGGTCAACATTGGAGATGGCGAAGCAAGGCAAGAAGAGGGGTGGATGCAGGAACCTGAGAGAGGATGTAATGCAACCACAGAACTGGCCCACAGCCAGAACTTCGGACGCAGAGGGTGGACGAATCGAGACGGAGATGACAGCGACGGGGTTTCAGAGCAAGAGACACCAGAGCAACCAGACCTTCGGGGCGAAACTCAGGGACGCGGTGGAGACCTACGAGGAGAACTGGCCCACTCCTGCTACGAGGGACTACAAGGGAGCAAACTCGATACAGCACATCATGGGAGAGACAGCGAGTCAGAGAGGACACATGGGTCAGTTACCCAATGCAGTGCTCAAGAGTGGCCTTCAAGACCTAGTGAGCGACAGCACGACTGGGAAGCCCCGAGAGTTGTTTCCGACTCCAAGAGCAAACAAGGTGCATCCAGAGATAACGGAGAAGAACCGAGCCTATCTAGCGAATCGGAACAAATCAAATCTCGAGGAGGAAATAGCAGGTCATTGCGGAAAAGCGACGGGCAAGCTAAATCCAGATTGGGTGGAGCAACTAATGGGTCTACCGACAGGGTGGACAGACTTAGGCTCTTGGGTAACGGAGTAGTGCCTGCTACAGCTGCTACAGCGTTTAAAGTATTAATAAATAGATTACAAAAATGAACTACGAAGATTATAAAATTGAAATAGCAAAAGTAAGGATTGATCTTTTGCGTGACGAAAGCCTATACACATCTCATCGTATCGAGATGTTATCTGATAAAAGAAAAAACATAAACGAAGAAATAAAAAGCTTGAAACTTTTTATAGAAGATAAGGAAATAGCTAAACATGAATCAACAACAACGTAAATGGATCGAGGACGATATATACGACCTCATAGCAGAAGTTAAAATAGCTGAGAAAAGCTTGAACGAACTTCTTTGTAATATTGGAACGCTTCTCAGTGTAGTGCACGGAGAAGTTGATGCGAATGATACTTTAAATAAACTGATTAAAAAAATTGAAGATGAAAAAACTAAACTTAATAAATAATTGTTTGTTATATTTTATTGTAGCATCAATGCAAATCTTGTGGATACCCATTGCCGCACTTGGCTTTGTTTTTTGGTGTGCTTCTGCTATTATTGAAATAGCTCACATTGAATTGTGCGGGGTTGTCAGCTCAATGCGAAAGAGACTTAAATGATGTATCTCAAGCATAACCAAATAGCACAGTTTCGTGAGGATTTTACTCCTGAAGAATGCCCGGTGCTATTAAGGGAAAGCAATGATTGGTGTTTAGACCACGATCACCAGACTGGCTTGGTTCGCGGTGTGCTATCCAGGGAGGGAAATTCTTTGTTGGGTAAAGTTGAGAACTTCTATCTTAATATGTGCCGAGGAAAGAAATCAGATCTACCTATAGTGCTACGTGCTATGGCTGATTACCTAGACTTTCCTGCTATGAATGTTATGCACCCCGTAGGATTAACACAGCTAGTAAAAAGATTCGGAAGAGACTTGACAGCTAGTGAACAAGTGGACAAGTTAAAGGGTCTTGGGGCTGACGAAGAAAATCTTGATGCCTGCAAGAATGAAAAAACAAGGAAATTGTATTATAGGCAACTATTAATACAATCATACAATAATCAAAATAATGAGTGACGAAATAATCAAGCTTACTAAAAAGCTACAGAGGATACAATGTAACCTCAAGGCCCCTAAAGGTCAGAAAAACAACTTTGGCAACTACAACTACCGTAGTGCTGAAGATATACTAGAAGCGATTAAGCCTCTACTAGAAGAAAACAATGTTGCCCTGCTTTGCTCCGACAGGATCGAGATGCGCGGTGACTGTATGTTTAATGTAACCACGGCAATCTTGTTAGACTGCGATACCGATCAGCAAATTGCTACAGAGAACTGGGCTATGCACAGCGAATCCAAGAAGGGTATGGACTCGGCACAAATATCAGGGTCTACAGCATCATACAGTCTTAAACGAGCGTTGGGTAATTTATTTGCCATTGACAATGAGAAGGATGCTGATGCTACTAACAAGCACTGGTCTTTATCAAAGGATTTAGCTGTCGGTCTCATCAATGATACAAAAACCATTCAAGATCTTGCAAAAACTTGGAAGTCTTTTCCAAAAGAAATAGCAGCTATGCCGCAAGTTATAGCAGCTAAGGACAAACAAAAACAAAAACTAGAAAACAAATAATATGTCAAAACTACTATCATTAAAAATTAACCTAGATAAGGTCGATAAGAGCAAACTATACAAAGGCTCCAAAGGAACTTATCTTGACCTAGATGTCTGGATTAACGATGAGCCTGACAACTACGACAACGACGCTTCTGCAAGCCTTAACCTATCCAAGGAAGAGCGTGAGTCAGGTGCTAAGAAGGTATATGTTGGCAACGGCAAGAAACTATTTGGCTGGGGTTCGAGCACTGACTCTGCCTCTAGCGTTGATATTAATTCTACTGCGGTTCCTTTTTGATTTGCCCCGAGTATAAGTCCTCTCCTGTTTTAGATTCAGGGTTAAACCTTCATGGTATCGCATTAGGGTTTAATCTTCATCTTACCTCTAAAGCAGGAGGGGCATCTTAACAAAAACTTATTATGAATAGATTATTTTGGGATATAGAAACAAGTCCGAACATCGGATTTTTTTGGAGACCGGGTTATAAAGTTAACTTGTCCCATGATAACATCATTACGGAGCGTGCTATTATTTGCATCTGCTATAAGTGGGAAAAAGAAAAGAAAGTCCATTCGTTGTCTTGGGATGAAGGATGTGACATAAAGCTCTGCAAGGAGTTTATGGATGTCATGCAGAATGCTGACGAGATGGTAGCCCACAACGGGGATAAGTTTGACATGAAGTGGTTTCGAGCTAGATGCTTAAAGCACAACCTTGGGATTCCAAAGGATGTTACCACTGTAGATACACTAAAGTTGTCACGAGCCAATTTTGAGTTTAACTCTCATCGCTTAGATTACATCGCAAAGTTTTTGCTTGGATACGGAAAGATTGACACTAGCTTTGGACTATGGAAAAGAATAGTGCTAGATAGCTGTGAGAAATCAATGTCCCACATGGTTCGATATTGCAAGAGAGACGTAGTCATACTCCAAGAGATTTATGAATACATAGCGAAACACACAAAGATGAAAACTCACATTGGGGTTCTCGAGGGTAACGACGGATGGACTTGCCCTTCCTGTGGTTCTAGTAACGTAATTAGATACGGAAAGAAGATCGGTGCGACTGGCGTAGTTCGACAAAGGATGCAGTGCCAGGACTGCGGTCACATGTATACCATCTCTAATTCTAACGCCATGAAATACGCGGAACATATTTTAGATAAGAAAGAAAAAGAAAATCAAATCAAAAGAAAAACAAAAAATAATGGTAAAAGAAATAACAAAAAGAAAGAAACCAATTCACGCTAATGTTGAAGCAGAAAGAATTTTAATTGGATGTTGTTTATTCCCCGACAAAGAGCAGTCGGTTGATGCTTATGACAACATAATACAAATCGTTAACGATAATGATTTTTACGACCGATCGAACAAGATATTTTTTACTAGCATAAAAGAGCTTCACAACAAGGGTGAGGATGTAAATGATATCAGCTTGTATGAAATGCTTCGTAAGAAGGATCTTATAGATGAGGTCGGAGGTATGCCTGCTATTTTTGCTATATCTAGTTTGTGTGAGAGCACCATGCAATCTAAGGCTGCCGCTAAAATCGTCAGAGAGCGTAGTAACGCCAGGAAAATTGTGCGTAGTTCACGTTTAGCAATAGAGAAGATAGACGCAGGTGCTGATGCTGATGAAGCTAAAGCGTATGTTGAGTCAGAGGTGGCTAAGATCGACGGGTTCCAAGATGATGATGTGTCCTTGGGCAATGTCGGGTCAGAGTTCATTAGCCAAATCCAATCAATGCAAGACGGGACATACGCCCCGGTGCGGATTCCTACTGGTATAAAATCTCTTGATGCAAAGCTCCCAGAAGGTGGTATTGGAAAGGGTGAAGTGTTTGTTATCTCTGCTCCAACATCCTGCGGTAAATCTCAGCTTGCTTTGAATATAGCATTGCGACTAGCTATTCGTGACAATAAAGGTGTAGCGTTGTTTTCTCTAGAGATGCCTCCAGAGCAAGTGTTTAAACGTATGGTGCAGATATCATCATGCTGTAACATCGAAGAGGCAAACAATAGCACCGACAAGGTAGAGGCTTTTAAGCCCATCGTAGAGGCTACTGAGAAGATCAAGAAGTCGCCTATATATATC